TTGTTCCATCCATATCAACAGTCTCTTCAGCAAAATTATAAGAACCATCTAAACCTTGTATTCTCAAAGTTCTAGCACCTGTTCCAGCCACATCGTCATTAGTGTCATCACTTACTACATCAACAGTGACAGCTGTAGATTGCCAAGGATAGTTACCACCTGTTTCCCAGATAGTTTCAAAAGCTCCTGAACCAATACTAGGATTATATCCAAACTTATTAACCATTGTATAACCAGGAACTTTACCTTGTTGAACAGCTAAATAAAAAGGTATGTCACTAACTGTGCTGCCACCTGTTATTGGATTTACATTATTACATCCAGACATTAGCAACCAAACCTCATGTTAAACCATGTAAATCTTTCTAGTTCTTGTTTCAATTCTTCTTGATAAGATGTATTTAACTTATCTTGCATTGTTCGCAAAGACTGTGAAACTTGTCTTTGATTTTCTTCTGTATAAGTTGGTGTTGGTTCTGGAATAACTATATCTACTCTTGCCATTATGCTAAATCAGCTCCTCCACCAAAACCAGACATTCCTGATCCTCTAGTTCCTTTAGATCCATCTGAAGTAGGTTTAGAAGGTGTTGGAATGTTACCTCCTCTACCTCGATCTTGAGCAGATGGAGTTTGTTGATTCAATCTATTTTGAATTGCTTGTGTTGTTGATCTATTTAATTCAGCTTCTCTTTGTTTTTGACTTCTTTCGTAAACCTTTTCGGCTCTTTTTTGTGCTAAGAAATTTGATATATTTAATGGATTGCCTGTAAGAGCAGAACCTAAAGCTGCTATACCTTGCACATAAGGATTAGCTCCTAACATAGAACTTAATATATTTCCTCTAAGACCTTCTAAACCCATTCGTTTGATAACGTAATTCGTTGCTTGATTTTTAATTATATTTTTTCCAATATTTTTAAAATCAGGGGATTCTGTTGGTCTTGAATCGACTAAACCCATAGGGGTTAAATCTTGATTTACAAAACTAGGAGTATAGTTTTCAAATCCTGGTTGCGCTTGAACTGCCGCAATACCAAAAGGATCTTGAGCTTGTGCAACTTTATTTGCATAATCTTGTAAAAATATTTCGTCCATTATCCTCTCATACCATCAGGTTGTACATCAGCTCTAAAAGTTCCAAATCTCCAATTTTCATCGGTAGACGTGTTAGCGATTTTTAAACTAGCAAATCTTGCTCTAGCTCTTGTGTCTACTTTATCAGTAGTGGATGTTACTGTAAATGGTCCAAGAGGGGATGAAGATTGAGTATTGTTAGGATAATCTCTAAGTTGTATTGTGACTTGAGCATTACCTTCAATTAATTTAAAATCTGGTACAAATCTTCTCATACTCATAAAGACTTGACTATCTCCTCCAATACCTAAGTCAAAGTCCCCTGATTGAATAAATGCCTCAATAGCAGTTTTATTTCCATCAGTATCCACTTGATTTGTTCCTATTTCATGAGCGTAATATAAAGTTGATCCATTAATATTTGTAACACCTTGCACAGTTGGGAAAGTTGGAGTGCCTGTTGAAGTAAATTCTGTTGCGTAAGGTACGTCATATAAACTTGCATCTGTCCAAGTAGTTCTTGCTAAGGAACCAGTAGTCCAAGTTCCGTTTTGATAATTATAAGTAACACATCTATCATTAAAATCTGAACCTGATTTAGGATAAAACCAAGTAAGTTCTTCGTATAAATGATTTAAACCTACGTATACAGATTCTCCATTTTGATAGTTAATTCCAAGATTATCTCCTTTATTCGTAAATACAAAATCTTCAACCAAACATGGTAATGTTTTCACTGTACCATCAAACGCAAAGAAACCGCCAGATTCACCCATCCAATATACAACTCCATTCACATATTTTATAGAATGTTGTCCAATAGCACCACAGTTGGATCCTACTTGTCTAATAGAAAAAGTAAACGGTGGTCCTACAAATTGAATTACATAAGCAGCATTATCTGTAATAACTAAGTTATAATCTTTACCTTTTACAGCTCCTACTATTTTACTTCCAGCATCTATTCTAAAAGTACCTGCAGTGTTTACAGAAGTTGGAGCATAGTCATTAATATTTTCTTGATCAGAAAATCTTATAAACATTTTATCCTGAGTTTCTGGAGAACCAATAGTAGTTTCAGTCCCTAACATAAGTAAATGACGGTCCCTATCGGACACCAAAGACATTACAGACGCTGTTGGAGCACCACTAACAACGGTTGCCCTTGTAGTTAAAGCACTTGGATTAGATTGGATAGGATCCCATTCAAACGTTTTACCATTTTTAATAGTTGCAATTAATTTTTCACCAAAATTATCTAAAGACCAAGACGCAGGATCAAGACTTATGGTTGATGTTAAAGAAGCTTCTCCCCATCCAGTAAAATACTCAACACCAGAACCTGAAGAATGAGCAGACCTAGTACCTGCAACATCTCTTGTAATACCTGTTAAATCATTTGAAGATATTCCAGTGTAAGAAATAAATTCTGCACCAACTTTTATTGTTCCAGAAGTTGGAAATCCAGTTGTTGATGCAAGCGTAATTGATGTTCCAACACCTCCAGTACCTGCGGTGTCATCTAGTAAAGCTCCATCTAAAGTTCCAAAAAGTTGTTGTCCTCCACCCCATAAACCTGTTCCAAAACCAAAACCGTACGTAGATCCTAAATCCCCAACTTTAACATAAGGGTTTACTGTTGCTGAGCCACTTCCGCTGACCGTTGTCCCTGCTGCGCTTGCCATTGTTATAGTAAATGTATCACTGCCTGGTACAGTAACTACTTGGAAAGTATTAGTCTCAAAATCTGAAGCTAAGTAACCAGCGCCAACAGGAGGCGTAACTGAAGTAAAGGTGAAAAGATCACCAGGTTGTAATCCATGCGCTGCTTTGTTTACAGTTACTGTTGTAGAAGTATTTACCGTATCAAAGGTACATCCAGTCAAAGAGGTACCTAGAGGAGTTATATCGTAAAAAGATCCCTCATAATAAATAATTAAAATCTTGTTAGTGCCTATTGCAGCATATCTCCGGCCATCTAAATCAGCCCAAACAAACTGTTCTCTTGCTGCTCCCACCAAGGATGTGTTAACAAGTTGCTCCCAACCACCTATTTTTTCAGGTAATCCATACCTAAACCTTACAAAGTCGCCATCAGTCCATTGACCTTCTGCGCCTGTTTCAGTTACTTGTTTGTTAAATCCTGGTGCTATTTCTACTTTTGTTAGAGGCATAGCGTATTATACCTTAATAGAAACAATAATTAAACCTCAGTGTTGGGTTCTTTAACCTCTATATTTTTATTATGTTCTGTAGCCAACCTTACCGTATCTTTATCCATTTTTTTATGCATTTCAAAAAACAATCCCATAAAAAGATTTATGAAGTCCTTTAGAAAAGGTATTGGTAAAGTAAGTTTTTTGTGTTTTTGTAAAATAGCAATTTCTTCATTTGAAAAATGAATTTCTCCACTACCATCATTTTTTTGTATTATTCTCATCGACCATACCTTTTACCAAAATTACTTCTTTTGTCTGCATGATGGTCTTTATATTTACCATCTGCATCAACATAATGTAAAAAACATTGAAATTGACCATCACCTTGATATTCATCTCTCCAATGTAAAACTTCCCTACCTAAATAAATTGCTCCATCTCCTTTTTTCAAATTAATTGGAGTGCCGTCCATAAAAATAGGCCAATCTATGTCATCTCCACCAATTTTTAAGGTTACGCTTATCTCACAAGAACCTCTATCTTTATGTTTTTTTAAATCAGCAAATTTTGTATAAGCTCTCCAAAATGAATAAGTAGGTAAAATTTTTTTCCCACATTCTTTTTCTACTAAAGATTGTTTCTTGAGTAAAAGTGAATCCATGATTGGATCTCCATACATAAAAGTATCTCCCGTATTACTTTTATTTTCTACAGCTAAATCGAAATTAGAAATATTATTCGTATGAATCATTCTACAATAGGTAG